GACACGGTCTACGGCTTCGCCCCATTCTTGTAAGGCGGGTTTTTGGTAACTGCGTGCTTTCGCTATCCAGTTGGTTTTCTCGAATGGTGCGTTTGAGTTGCGGGCGTTGCCCGTGTCGGTTGGGTATCGCAGCATGTTTGAGGATGCGCCACCCGACGTTACTTTCTTTTGCTTACCGATCGAGACTTTTGGGAGACGGTCGAGCCCGGATCGAATGTCTGATGCCAGAATGTCGCCCCATTCCCCACCGACGTTTAGGGCGGCGTTTTGGAACGCTGGCACCATGTGCCTATCGGCTATTGTCCGTGAGGCTTGCCGTAGCTCTTTCGCGGCTTCTTTTCCTAGTTTGCGGAGGTCGCGCAGTAGCGGGTTTAGTCCTTCGATGTAGGCATCGAATTGCTTAGCCATTACGCTAACTCCTCCATGATCGTGACGACCTCGCGGCCTGTCAGTTTCTTAACGTCTTCCATCGTCCAGCCGGTACGAACCGCTAACCGTATGAGTAGCCTGCCGTGGCTACCCTCTAAAAAGGTTCCGCCTCGTCTTTAAGAATATCGACCTTTACCCGGTTTTTCCGGGCCCACGATTTTACGGTTTTAAGGTCCCCTGGTTCTTTGTCCTCAAGGTAAAAGTAGGCGATTGTGAGTCGCATCGCTTGTTCGCTTGTGGGCCGGTTCCCGTTGAGTTCTTCATACATCATAAAATCTACGGGCAGGGTTTCGACTTCTTTTGTTTCGTGATTATCTGACTCGATTTTTAGTCGTGGATACATAATGTGTTCCCCTTAACCTATGCGGCGGCGAATGTGACCGAGCCGGTGAATGACGTAGACACCATTACGACACCGTCAGCCGGGTATGTGAGGTCTGCCGACTCGATGAACATAGCCGAACCCGTCCAAGTGCCGCTGGTTGATTCAATAATGACCGCGACGGATACGGCCCCGGCGATAGCGGTTTGCAAAGCCCCATACATGCCTGTGACTTCATCGAATAGGAAATCCAAACTCATCGTCGAGTTGAGGTCGGTTTGGTCGAACGCGACCCCGGACAGGGTTTTAGTGCGGACGATTGTCGGTGTCGTGTTAATCGTTCCTGATGTTACCTGGTCCTCGTATTGTGTCCCACCGATTGAGACGGTGAACACGGCTCCAGTTACTCCGATTGCGGGCATTAGTTATCCTTCTTTCATTTGTATTTGTACTGCGATTTCGGTTGTCATGACGGTCCCTTGTGATCCAAGGCTGAGGAGTTGCGGCGCGTTCACACTCGCGACGTTCACCGATGAGGGTAGCGCGGCCAGTAGCACGTCCAAGGCGTCCTCAGTTGTTGAGATTGCCACCGCGTTGACCCTCACGTTCACGTTGAGCAATAGCCGCCAGCGGACCGCATAGTTGAGGGTTGATCCGATCCGGGTCGGTTGCACCCACGGGGAGTCCGGGACGATAACAACCGACGGGGTCACCGGGACTGTAGGAACAGTGTCGTAGATTTTGTACCCGAGACCTGTCAAGCTCGTGACGATTAACTCTCGGGCTTCCGTGGTGAGTGCCATTAGCCGACCATCGTCGTCATCTGTTTATAGGGTGCCAGTAGGACAGTGACTCGGGCCATTAAAGCGGAGTTGATCCGTGGGCTAGGGGTGAAGTCTACGCTAATAGATTCGCCCCCGGCCGCGTAGGCCGCCTGGTACGTCTCGACCGCTATGGTCATTGCCGCTATTTTCAGGGGTGCTGGTTCGGCTTCGAACGAAACAAGCGTGACTAGGTAACCGATCAGGACACACGCCGAGTTGGCGTGCAAGTCGAGCACGAGACTGTCGGGTGTCTCGTACTCAATATCCAGATTGTCGGCCAGTTCCTGACCGGTTACCAATGCCATATCGGGACCTTTACTACCTTCCGGGGGTTGTTAGTTTGTTAGGCCACAACTTCGAGGGACACAATGCCAGCGGCCGTGTAAGGGGCGCTGACACCGTAACCGTAGATTGCGATGTCGCGGCCAAGGTTGGCTACGTTCTCCGCCGTGGCAAGGCTAGGACCGTCCTCGATCCAGGAGGCGGTCGCTGTGTTCGATACGAGGATCGCACCAGCTGCGAGGTTGCGGTCGTGAATGACGGGCAGGCCGGAGACGTTTACTCCGAGAGTGCCAGCGGTTGCCACGCCTGACACGTTCGAGACGGGGTAGGCCGATGGGAAGAACGTGGACCATCCACCGATTTCTGCAAACACGTTGCTGGCGACGAGGACGAACTCTGCCCCGCGACCGGTTGCCGTTTCCACGGTAACCGATGCCTGGAACACTCCAGCGCGGAATTCTGCGCCTGTCGTGTCGCCAGCGAAGTTGTAGTTTTGTGGAGTGCTGGCGACGAGCATTGCGTCGACGAAAGCGTTATCTGTGATGAGGGCGTAGGACGCGGCCATGATCCGATTGTGTGCGTCAAGGTACGACGGGCTTGAGCGCTGAAGCAACTGGTAGGAAATATCGGAACCGGCTGCGAACGTCTTGAGGCTTGCCGTTCCCTTTTTGATGTCGATCCGAACGGAATTAACTTCGGTTTTTTCTGTGGTCTGTTCCTCAACAATGAGTGCTAGGTCACCGTCAAAAAAAGGCCAGGCGAACTCCATGCCACTTGTTCCGGCTGATTCCACACCGAAAGCGGTGATACCTGGTCGGCCAAGGTCAACGATGTTCTTAACATCCAACATCCAATTAGGAGGTAGGAGCCCGGGGTTGTTTGTGGTGATCTGGTCTGCGAGTGCGCGGGACTCTACTTCACCGGCGAGCACTGCCTTGGAGTATTCGCCAAATGAACGGTAAACGGCTAGCGGGTGCTGAGCCTCTGAGATAAAGGCTTTAGCGCTAATGGTTTGTAGTTCTTCTCGCAGTGACTTGACTGCCTCGCGTGCTTCAATATCCACCGAGTTAACCTCGGTTGACTCGGTTGTTTCTAACATTGTTGTTGCTCCTTCTTCTTCTTCTCTTATGGCGCTTACTCCGGCTGTGGAGTAGGCAGGGTAGGGGGTTAGTGAGACTTCGAGTAGGTTTGCGGCGGTGTGTTGGATCGCGTCCCGTGCCTTAGACATAATGGATTTAACGGGGTTAAATCCGACGGATAGGCCCTTGATTGTTGATGTCCGGGCGAGTACGGCGGCATCCCGGCCTAGGGCCGTGTCCACTATTTCGAAGTCAATATAGAGGCCGTCCTCGCGGTTCTCGGCCCCGGTGATCTTCCCGACTGGTTCACCGTGACGGTAGGCCAGTGGCTTGCCGATCACGTTGGCTAGGTCGAATGAGTTCGGGGCGAATGATTCACGGACGCCACCGATCATGGTTTCGGAGCCGTACGGGACGGCCATTCCGTGACCGGATCCGACAATGTCTCCGTCTTGATTTTCGCGCTCTTGAAAGATTACGACCGATTCCGTGTTTAGTTGCTTCACCGTAGGACTCCGTTCATTTCACTAAAGACACCTAGACCGGGTAGGTCTAGGATTGTTTTTGCTTCTTCGACGTCGATCACGCCGAGGGGTAATAGTTTCGTGATTACGTCGGCTATTGCGATTGTGTTGTCGCGTAGGAATGAGGTCGTATCGAATGCGATTTGATAACCAGGAGGCGTGACATCTGGCATGGATAGGCGTTGGGTGACTAGGTTCATTACGGGGCGTAGCGCCGTGTCCAAAAGGTTCCGATATAAATCCACTCTGTTTGAATACGTGAGGCTTGAACCTGGCACACCGGCCCCGACCCATATGGGGTCAAGGTTTGCTAGGCGTGCGATTGCGATGCTTGCGCTGTTTTTACCCTCAACGAGTTGCACATCGCGGGCCGAGAATCCCATGACTTGAGCGTCGATCGTATTGTTGAGGTAGGCGGTGCCACGGTTAGCGCGGGCTTCCTCCCATGCGTCGAGTAGTTCGTCTATCTTTTCAGGGGCTAGATCCGGGCCGCTATTCTTTAGGGCGACTGTGGGGATAGGTGTTTCGGAATACATGAGTGTTGCGGCTTCCAGGGCTGCCGCCGTCGTGATCGCCGTAGCACCATTGGCAAGCCAACCACCTTCACCTGACCCGTAGAACTTAATGACATCCCGGGTCGGGATCCGTCGCGAAAGATAATAAAACGGGTCAGCCGGAGGCTGTAGGTTTTCTTCGATACCCGCAAAGTAAGCCGGGGTATCGATGACATCTTCCACACGCATAACCTCGACAGCTGTCGGATATCCCGCGAAGTCACGCTCCAAAATTCTCCAATAAGCGCGGTCATGCATGAGTAGGTCAGCGACATAGCGTTGCACCACGTTGGCATACGGGTAGATCGGTGACGGTTGAGTAAGCAACTTACGGGCCGGTACGGGCTGACCGTCAAAGTATTCACGCATTGGAAAGGCGCTAATGGTGTGCGTGTACGTCTCGAGGGC